TACATTATCACCAGGTAATTTAAACTGTAATGACCATACTATATCATAATTTGAGTTATAACTTAAATCTGTCTCTACAAACTGATAATATCTTGCATCAGATGGTAGAAGAATGTCGGATGGTAAGGCCATTATACATATTTATACTGTAGAACTAATTAAACGCGTCAATTATCTGATCGAGCTTACCTATAATGTCTTTTACTTTTACTAATTCTTCTAATTCATCTACATTAAACGATAATTTAAGTAGATATTCTTTTAAATTGACAAAGTCTTCGTAATCAAGACCCTCAACTATTAACTCTTCCATAAAGATATTTACAGCAGTTAAACACTATATCCATGTATTTCAATGTATATGTCACGGTTCCTACCGGCTCTAGCCAGGTAAATATTATTATTAGCCCTATCAACCCTAGCAGAAAATCCTGCTGTGTGCATATCATTTCTCTTATTAGGACCTTTATGCCTCGCTAACATAAATTTCTTTGTACTACCCTCTGGAGCAGTTGTGTTATCATATGTACTGTATATAATTTGTTCATATCCATTTGCGCTCGACATCTGCCCAGGTCTTATTACACCAAAGATTGCTTTTATATTTGCAGGTCCAATATTACTTAGATCAAATGTTTGCCATGCCGTCATACCACTATCTAAGCTTATGTTGTCAGCAAGTATTACAGGTTCATCAAGATAAACAGTTTTATATATGCAATTATCTTCCTTAAAACCGGATAATCCAACTTCTATCGTACCGCTTAAGAATTCTGTTGTAGTATCGGTAATATTAACCCCATTTAAGGTCGCAGATAATGGTGTACTAAAGTTAATAGTAGGAGCTTGTACGCTATCCTGGAAGGCTTTTATGATAAACGTAGTACCAAACGCAGAAAGCTCGTTCGTATTAGTACTATGACCTGAAGCTATGCTATATTTTGTAGATAAAAACGGGTCATCCACATTTGTACCATACAATGCACCATTAGTAAAGTCGGGTAGATTGAAACTTGATACCGTTCCTCCATATCGTGTACTTATAACCCCGGATAAATCAGGATAATCTGTACCTAATACCTCTGATCCATCACATTTCAACCAACCGTAAGGTATATAATCAGCTCCTGTTACAAAAGGTACTATTGTACCTGCAGGTATTTGATTTGCAGTAGTTGTAGGTACGGTACTTGTTATAACTGGAGGTAAGCTCCATGATAATTCATTATTAGTATTAGATACAAGAAAGCTGTTATTTGTAGATGCAGCTATTGAAGGAAAATCATAATTAATAGAACTAATTTTAAGCTTTGAAGGTAGAGTTAAGTAGCTAGTAGCATCAATTGTACGTTGTTTAATCTCATCGATACTAATACTACTGCTCAATGCTATTCTATTACTTGTGTCAAGCTCAATACTATTTCCTAGCGAGTCTGCAGAAAAATTACCAGCAGATAGAGTACCTACAATAATACGTTGAGTAGAATCTATTTGTATTGTCCCGTCACCAGAGCTAACTAGATTTGATATAGTTTCCCAGTCACTAGCACTTGATCCGTCGTTTTGCTTAATACGCTGCAGCGTATTATGATCATTATCGAAAGCCAGATCATTTATCTCACCAGTGTTAAGAGTAATTACAGAATTACTACCTAAAAATTTGTTACCTATTAAATTACCTCCAACAGTAGTACCGTCTCCTATAAACAACCGCGTAGTATCAGAAGCATATCCTAATTCACCTTCATCTAAGGTGATATTCTTTCTATCTTCGTTGGTACCTCTACGTACTAGTAGTTTTAAGAGAGTGTTTTCTAATATTTCAATTGAAGCCATGGTATATGTTAGTAGTTAAAAATTGGTATTGCATATCTATCAAAAGTAGCGCCATTATTTCGCGTACTACCAGATAAAGCTAGTGTTAAAAATCCTGCTGAGCTTAAAATTTGCGCATTTCCATCCGAATCTGTTGTTGAATAAGTAGTTCCTGAATGGGGCAACCCTTCCGAAACTTGGTTAGGTGCACCGGTGAATATACCTGTTTCGATTGAGGTCGTTTTAATAATATAGTTTGTGGCGATAGCAGATAAATTAGCACCAGAAGTATCAGTTTGACTTCCAGTTAAGTACCATGCTTGCGTGCTACTGTAAACTTCACCAGAACCATACTGCAATATATTACCACCAGTTAAATTAGGCAATCTAAAATCATTAGCATCTGTATTACCATACTCAGTACCTATAACATCGAAAAGCTCACTATAATCAGTACGCTGTAAATAATGACCGTTGCAGAGTAAGTATCCGTCTGGTACCTTACCTATAGCAGCAGCATGTGGTAATATAGCACCTACTGGTACAAAATCAGCACCTGTTAACGTTGTAGCTGTTAAACAATCAAAGAAAGTTGATTGTGGTGTATCTGCTATACCGTAGTCATCTAATGAGAGCTGAGGCATTTCATAAACTCCTGATACTCCAGTCTGTATAAGTGATAGACGTCTGTTAGTTAGGTCAAAATTTTCGCTGTTTACACCTGATAAAATACTTTGAATTTGATTAGTAGTATTGTTATAAACTAACCCTTCACCAAACGCTTGGGTATCAAATGATTCGAAAGTTACTGAATTAGATCTTGCAGAAGAAGTTTGTAATCTATTATCAATATCGATCTCTAGACCTTGCCCAACATTAATACTAATTGGGGCTCCACCACCTCCAACTAATCCGCTCAATATAGATGTTGTTGTTATTTCCCTTTCCGTAATAGAATTTTCTTTAAGTGATAATTTTGAAGAAGAAAGCTCTAAGAAATCTGAATTAAAATCAATTGAAATCGAGCTACCATCTCTTACTAACCCGCTACCAAATGCAGAATTAGTTATATCATTAGCATCTAAAGAGCTCTGCTTAATAGTTATTGTATTAGAGGCTGTAAATTCGATATTTTCATCATCTGGTACAGGTCCTATATACGACCAACCGGTAAGTGAAGAATCATATTCACTTGCTGTAAGAGTATATAGTTTTGAATTGGCATAACCGATATCTCCTATTTGCGCGCCAGCGACATTACCTAGACCTGATTCTAAATTAAAAACACCGAAGTTTTTATTACCTACAACCCTACCACCAGATAAAGAACCATCTCCTACGAATACTCTCTTTGTATCTATAGTATAACCTAACTCTCCTTGATCTAATACTAATTGCTTACGTTGATCGTCTGATCCACGTCTCACTTTTATTTTTACTATTGTAATATCTGGCATTGCTAAAATTTTTTAAGATGTTCTTTTCCATACATAGACACCGTAGTAAGGTGGTGTATTGTTATGAGATTGGCCCCCTCCTTCAGGAGAAGTAGTAACATGTATATCAGCATCCGGGTTCCAATCTCCGGATTGGTTTTTATTGGCACCATTCGTACGACCATACCTTCTTCTTCTCATAGATATGTCATGATCATGCTGCGGCATTTCGGATAATGTTAATCTATGCTCATACTCACCTATATTATCTGAATTAGATTCCACATTAACAGTTTCGGATACACCATTTATATCTGAACCAGTACCTACACCAGCTAGATACCTACCTTCGGAGACTAACTCCCATACTGTCCCAGTGAATCTTGTTCCAGGATTTATATTGTCAACTGTTAAGTATATTGAATTAACCGGAAAAATTACATCATATAATGTAGTAGCAGTTGAAGCAGTAGGTAATTGTATATTATTAATAGAAACAGACGCCTCATCTTCATTTACATCTATAATTGAACTACCAGCTCCAATAACTACCCTTGCATCGCTTATTTGAATAGGCGTAGCGTTGCCTAACCCGTCGTGTACAGAATCTAAAACCGCTGTAATTGAGCTACCACTTAAATGTAAAAGGGAGGTATATCTATCTGAGATAAATTGATTTTCTAAACTCGCCGACATATAATATATTTATGTTAGCTGCTTAGAATGCTATCGTAAATAGTTTTCTGAAGTTCAAATAATTTAGAAAATACTCTGTTTACAGATAAGTAGTTTACACTTTCGTTGCTATGAAAGTAAAAATTACGTGTGTCTATATCTAATGGTGTAGGTATCTTATAATCATCAAACACCTTTACACCGTTTATAGTATCTGCTGTTGGTATTCTAGTAAAGTTATTGTATATATTAATTGTGTCACGTAAAATATCTTGAATTAAAACATTTAAATTAATTCCTAAGCCAGTTTCACATATAGTATTAAAAATATCCGGAGTAAAAAAGCTTTCCAGATCAGCAGGCACTAAACTTATTCGTTTCTTATTAAGGGTATCAGTGGAAAAGTAAACTCTACCCACGTTATGATAGTATACGTAGGTTTTTTCATTAAATGTATCTGTATGCGCATCAATAAAAGCTATTCGATTTGATTCGAGTGAATTAGTATTAAACTTCCAGTTGTTAGTATTAAATTTAAAGGGAGAATCAAAGAGGATAGCTGGTGGAAGTACTAAATCTTCAGGGTCAAGGAAAGAAGTAACAGGCACAGGGTTAGTTACCATTCGTTCTGTTACATTACCATTATCCTTTAATGTAAACAAGTTACTATCATAATCAGAAAAAGATACATCTAAATCGATTATAGAGTCGTCGGTACGGTAAATAAAAACCCCGTCAGGTCTATTTTCTACCCCATTTAAATTTAAATAATCACTAGCATAGTAGAAAGGTCCCTTCACAGTAGGCTGATTAGTAATAGGATCGGTAACTGTAAAGGTAATTTCACGTGGTTCTGCCAAGCTAAACCCTTCTACAGCAGACGTATTTTCAAATAAAGGGAAATAGTAACCATTTTCTTGACTAATTCCGAGACGTTCGCTACTTTCCACCGTCGGAGTACCAAAAACAGTAAAAGCAGCATCCTTGTTAGTAGGTGATTTGTATTTTGAGTCTAAAATAACTCTATTAATCACTTTAGGTTGAGGAATTACACCATTCTCTAAAAATTCTGGTATATCTATAAAATAAGCGTTGTAAATCTGGGTATTACTTACAGGTTTAACTACTACTAATAGTAAATCATCCGTAAATCTTGACTCTACCTTTACATATTCTGGATTATCAAAACTTGAAATAGGTATAGTGGCGAGAATCTCGGTTGTTGTATTAGGTGAAATCTCTAACTTAATAATATTCTCATTATCTATTACCTGAACTACCTTATAATTTTTACCGAAGCTTACGTTATTATTAATAACTCTAAAATTTGATGTTTTTATTTTATCTACTAACTTTAATCTAGTACATGCACGGTAAATATCCCTATCGTATATATTGGTATAGCTTAATCCATCGGATTCTAATGTGGGAGAATAAATTAAACCGTTTGCTTTATCAGCATCTAATCTCTTTACATTAGCTAACCCTTCTTGAATGAATTTATTTTTAATTTTTTCAATTTCACCAGTAAAACAGCCACTAAAAGCAATTGTTTTTGAATCAGTTGAAATAGTATATACAAATCCATCATCATATGTCTCTACATAAGCTGTTTTCGTATTATCCAATTCAAAAAGATCAGGAAATCTTAATTTATCAGCACCTTTAAATGGATCTATTTGATATGGCGTATCTAAGTTTTTAGATGTTTTGTTGTCATCGTTCCTTTCATCGATTGTGGTGGATGATAAGCCAAAAAAACCACCTAATGCTGTATTATCTTTAAAACTAGTGGTATCGAGAAGGGAGTTGTTATATACTTGACCTAAACAAAAAAGAGAAAGATTGTTCTCATACAGTATATTAAAATTTTTCTTCAAAAAATCATTACTAAGAACATTTCTTGGTGAATATTCTAAACTTTTTACTTTATTAGTAGTAAAAGCAGTTGGCGAATTATCAAACTCACGCTTTTCTATTATACTCCTCGCTAAAAAATTACCCTTTGAACTTAATTCAACCGAAAACGAGTTATTAACCCTACCTGTAAACGGTTTATTATTATTAATATTTACAAAACCACTATAGTCTACACCATCGAGTGTAAATGCGTTACCGGAAGTATATTTAAAATAGTTTATCATTTAAAATTTTTGAAGTTTATTTTGTTTATTACGGTTGTTGCTGGTAAACTTTTTTGTATTCCAGCTAACAAATTATTTTTAACCTGATTTAAAATATCTAAATCTGTAATATTTAAATTATCAATGTTAATATCAACGACATTTGATTTAGATTTTAAGTTCGCTCCTAATGTATTAAGTGTATCGATGTTATCGGAATAGTTTCTCATACCACAAGGTAGTGAAATATAAATATCATCAATTCTATTTATATTTCTTGTAAATACCGTTACAATTTCATCCTCTAAAGATAAAGGCTGTAATGATAAAAATAGATCGCTTATGGCGTTATTTGTCGTAATATTTGATAATAGGATATCCCCACTAAAATCTTCACTTGTTAAGTTAATATCTCCAAATAATATCTGCTTATTAGTAAATTGAAAAGATAATAAATTATATTTAAATATTTCTATTGTATTTAAATACACCGTACCGGTGCCTGTAGAGTTGTTAAAGGAGATATATAAATCGTTGTTAGTTAAATCAGATAGTTTAACTGTTTTTGTAAAAGTTTCATACCGATTTGATGCATTATCAAAAAACTTAAATTGTAAATCTAAAATTGTACCAAGTTTTACAATAGAAATACCTGCATCTATTTCATTTGCATGAGATGTTATAGAAAAATCATTACTAAAAAACTTAAACGCCAAAGTATATCCCCCATTAGTGTTAATGGTCTTATAGTAGTTAGGAGCGCTTCTTTCTTGATTCTTTAAATCGCAATATTTTAATTGCATTTGTTCATCTACCTTTTTTATATCCTTTATTCTTTCGTAAATATATTCCTTTTTAGGTTCAAAAGTAAGATCGCTTAATTTATCAAAAAATAATTTTTCCGTAACAGAAGATTTTAAATTAGAATTACTTTCAATAAGATTTTCTATGACATCGTCATATGTAATATTGTAAATAGGCTTACTACCTAAAGCTGCAGCTTTAGACACTAAGTCTGGATAATAATATCTATCAACCCATATTCCTGCTTCACCCGGCATTCCTGATAGCCAAGTACATAAATATTGACCTTCTGTAGCAGGTATGTTATCTAGCTTTTTATATACTCTATCAGCAAAATATGGATAAGGAAATGCAAATGATCCCGACTCAACGAATTTCGTATCGTTAATGTTAAGTCTACCAAAAGGATTTAAAGAAGAAGGGGCTGTAAATGATGTTGAACCGGGAGTTATTTTATAGGAAAGATTGTAAGTTACAAAATTTAACTCTAAAGATGCATCTTCTTCTGCGTTAATATCGTTTAGTATTGAAGTATAATTTCTTATCTTATCGTTAAACACTAGATCGTTATCAGAGCTAAGTAAATTATTAGAAGAAGTAAAGCTATCTGCAGTGTCTGCTATATTTTTTAAATTTATTACGTTAAATGTACTACTATCTATACTACTATTTTTATAAAAAAGATAATTAGACTCTATATCAAATGAGCTTTTATTTTCATTTACTAAATATTCTGTATCTGTATACTCAATAAACGATGTGTTAATAGGATCAGATACTAAAGTACTCTGATTAAAAATAATTTTAGCAGAAGTACCGTTAATATAAAAGTAGTTAATATTTTCGAATTCATTAATAGCTTTACCTATTAAAGTCTCTTTCTGCTTTCTTAAAATATACTTCTTACTACCCTTTTTAACTATAAATGTTAAATACTGTACGCTACCTGCTTTAGTTAGAAAATACTCTATCTTTCTACTCTCTTTGTTAAGTTTATTCTCACTTACAAATAACACAGGTATATTGCCCTCCTCTTCGGGATCGTCGGTAGCTACTAGATAATACTTTTTATTATTATCGATATATGATACTGAACAATAAAAATCATCTACAAATTCAATATTAAACAGGGTAGAGCTGTCATTTTGATTATTACTAAATCCAGTAGCTCCGTAGGAATTTATATCTACGAAGCTATCTGAATCTTTAAAAAATTCTGGTCTAATATCTTTTACAAACTTTAGATAGTTACCTGACCCTGTACACTTAGAGAACTGCAAAGAAGAATAGATAGAACTAGGCTTTAATCTATCTGATTTGAATTCAATAAATTTATTAAGAGTATTAGGATTAGTTAGATAGAAGTCAGTATAGTTTTTATTCTTAAAGTCTACTGCTCCAGATAGTGCTGTAATGAAATTGAACGAAAAATTACCAGCGTAAGTTCTACTAAACTGTGTTAAGTTGAGAGAGTCTATACACAAACCTACTTCATTAGATTTATATGTACTTAAACTTACAGTAGTTGAGCTCATTACTATATATTTAAGCCATTATCTATGTTTTAAAGAATCAAATCACTCAACAATAATGACTTCAGTACCATCTTTATTATCTACAACAACATTTTCATTATTACGCTCAACTTTTTCCAAATTTTCGCCTACATCATTAACAACAAAAGAAGTAAAGGAATCTGCATTGGTATTGTTTGTTGTTTCAATAATATAGTTATCAATCTCCGTTCTTAGTTGTAGAGTAGTATCAAGATTAACATTGTTAATAATTTTGACCCCCTCAAGTTTTACATCTCTAATATTTTCGTAATATCCCTCTGTTCTAATATCGAGAGGAATATTGAATATAGTAATTTCACCGGTAGTATATTGGATACCAACTTTTAATGTTAGTGACTTTACTAGACTGGTAGGAGATGGGTAGTATATATGCTTATAGGTAGTGTTGAGAAATGGTGGAGATACTCCTTTTGTAATTTCATCTAATATACTCTCCGTTCTATAATTTATAAACGTCTTTATTTCTGGCTCAAAAACTTCAGACTCATCTCCCCAGTCTATAACAACGTAATATGGAAAAACTCCTGAAAAAATATTACTTAAATTAATTGATACTTCTGTCTGATCAAAAAGATCTATAGTATCATAATTAGAGGTTAACGATGTCGAAGTTGTAGAAAGAGAAATATTGTATGTATTCATAGTACCAAGGAGTTATTACTAACAGTTAGAGGGTCAGAGCTCAAATTGAAACTAAACGAGTCTAATGTATCAGTATCTTCAAACGTAAACGTCTTATTATCATGGACAGCTCGTACATAATCATCTCTTACAAACGTTACGTTACTATTACTATCTACAAAAAAGTTATGACTAGCTATAACCGGTGACATATTTTGATCCTTTACTAGATAACTTAAATTAAATAAATCTAAATCCCCTCTATATGTAATAATAGGTGTATCAACCTTATCATACAATACCTCGTAACCTGATAAAATAAATTTATCTATATTATTACTAAGCTCTAAGTTATTTTTTGGAAATATCTTAGTATTAGTTTTTGCTGTATAGCTATACTCGTATATTTCAGGATAGACCGATAGGGTTTTAGTTTGTGTTGAATCCTGCTCTACTTTAAGCTTATAGTAATATACATTAAGATCCTTTTTAAATCTATTGCTTATTTTATCAAAATTATTAGTGTTCAGAGTTAACAAAATATTATCATTAAACGGGTCAATAAATTTAGTATCTTCAAATTTTAATTGCTCTATTACAAAGAAACTACTTGTTTGTATGAATAGCGTATCATACATTAAGTCGAAATTTAAAACCTTGCTTGAGAGGTCGCTGACTACAGTTGCGTTATATTTCGAAGAAAGATAAGGTAGTATATCAAAGATTTCACCGCCCGTGTTGGTTGATGTATTCTTGACGTAGATTTTACCCTGCAGATTTTTAGAGTTAAATTTATCAAAAGCTGCTGACGTATTACTAACTACAGTTGTAGTTTCAAAAACAGTATCATCGTAAAAATAGCTTTCAGGGGCTAAGTCATAATCAAAGTTTAATTTGTCAGTAAATCTACCACCTTCGTAGCTACTATATAAACTATTTAAAGCGGTAAGTTGGAGACTTAAAGAAAAATCACCGGTTAAACTTTCGGTAACAGTAGTAGTATCATCTAGTAAAGCACGTTGTATAGAAGCGCCACTTAAACTAGCAATACCCCCTTCTATTAAATCAGAATAGTAGAATTGCTGCGTTGTATCAGAAAATGCGCTTAAATCAGAAGAAATAGGATCTGGTAAAAAGGCGGAATCAGACTTCATAAAGTATGCACCGTCTATAACTCCAGCAGTATCAATACTCCTATTAATAAAATCGATATTGGTAGTTGTAGGTTCGATAAGCTCCTCGTAAGGGCAAAAATATCTAAAGAATATATTATATGCAGATGATGGAAAAAATGGTGAAGTTTCACGTGCAGTTAATCCGTTAGTAAACGAAGATAGGCCTGATCTTTTCGTTTCAGTAAAGGTAGTTGTATCTACGGTTTTATAGTTAAAGTTAAAACCTTCATTGTATAAACTATCATAAAACTGATAACCATTTAATATAAGATTTTTTACAGTTGGAGGATTTTTAACAGTTAAATTATCTCTAAATTGGTTATTATCTTTTACTAAACCAAAAATATTTCCATATAGATCCTTTTTACTATCATCTATATAACCTTGATCAAAAAGAAACGCTAAATCAGTACTTTCTGTTCTGCTGTCAAACTTAGAGCTATATCCTATATAGGATGTATCATCTTTACTAGTATTAGGCTGTAATTTGGCTACTCCACTTGAAATGTTTTTAAAGAAATCACTAGGTTCAATATTAAAAACTAATATATTCTGATTGTTGGTAAATACCTTAGGATCAGGAAATATAAAAAGACTATCAGGTTCGTATTGCTTATTTAATTCAAAATCAATGGCCGGTGCTTGTATAACATTAATACCCGTGTTAGTTGGTTTAAAGAATCCAGCCTCTTGCTTTGTACTTATCTTATTAGCAAATACACTAGCCGTGGTAGGGTATTCCTGATTTAAAAAGTCACTATACGGCTTATCCGCTTTAATGAGAATATCATAAACATATTCACCTGCCGCATTTGAAGAAATATAATAAAAATCTGTACCAATATATTTTTCAGTAAGAGTTTTCTTATTATCAAAAATACTATCTGCTTCTAAATATAACTTTAAGACTTCACTATAACCTTCAAATACCTCTGATATTAACTCAGAGCTACTAGCTAGGAAAATATTATCAGTAGGTAAATCATCAGGACTATAGCTTAAAAAATGCTTGCCGTATTCTGTTTCGACCGGTTCTTGATTGAAATATGAAGTATATACATCGAAGTATTCAGTCAATGAGACTCGTATATTATTCTTTATACTACCTATATTATAATCAATTGAACTATCTTCTCTATTATCTAGAAAATTAATTACAGAACTGTAAGCACTCTTTACTACGTTAAAGTTACTCGTCTTAGTCTTAACTTTATTTGACGCGTTGTATAAATTAACGCGCTCTAACCTGTAATATTCTATAACTTCTCTTAATTTTTTACTAAAAAATGAAATTGCTATAGCTATATCATTATTATCGCTAAAATCTAGATGTTGTAAAAATTTCTTCTCAGTCTTATTACTGAAATTTATAGTAATTTCCTTTAAAAAGTCTCTATATCTATCTATTATAAGATTGTTATTAGAGGCATTCTTATTGTTAATTTTACTGTTCCAGTTATTTAAATATGTAGCATAAAAATCTTGTAATGTATCTGGTTCGTAGCTTACCTTTGCTACTTTTATAAATTCAATAAGGGAAAAGGCTTGGTTTCGATCTAAAGCATTAGTATCTACTACATTACTATTAGTAATAGACTGCGGTACTTCAGGATAACCTTTTATTACATTTTCCATTAATATTATTTATTTTAGATTATAGATAAGCTACTGAACAATGAGTTACGGATTGCTACATCCTCTATGTTATTATCACCCTTAAAACTACTAAGCGAAGTAGTTATGTCAAATGTATTTAAAATATCTGTATAGTTTAAGATTCCATCATATACAGTCCCTTCAAAACCAGAAGTATATTCGTAGAATGTATAAAATTTAGATAAATCAGTAGTGATAAAATTATTAGGTAATACTAATGGCCATCCCCAATCGTTGTTAAATTCACTCAACTTATATTGCAATGCATCTACTGCACAAATTGGTTGATAGGTATTTAGAAGAGAGTAGTTATTACTAAACTTTTCTAAAGCTACTATATCGGTACCAGCAGTCACTGTGTATGAATATGTATCAATTTCTGAACCTAAATTCTTTCCATATTTATCTCTCGTCGTTATTCCCCTGTCGTTAAAATTTTCCTTAAACTTATTTGAAGTTCCTTTAAATTGATTATAATCAGTTGAAAACATGTTCATCAATCTTACTATCGCCGGAGGAAAGTTGAAGAGTGATTCGTCATAAACGTTGGCATCTTCATCTAGTTGATTGCTTATACTAATAAGGCTGTTTAAATTACAGGTGTCTATATTAGTATTATTATTAATAAAGTTAAAGATTTTTTCATTTAATGTCTTACCGAGAGATGAATTATCTGAACTTAAATTACCAAAAATAGAACCTATAAAATCATCAAAAAGTATATTTTTATCTAAAAGGATTTCTTGAAATCTTAAGCTTTTAAATATCTCTGTATAATCAACATCTTCATTAGTTTTTGCAAAATAGTAATAATCTTTAGGGTATATACTAAAACTAACACTTTCACCTGTTAACTGAAAAGTCTCAGATGTGTTTGCAAACTCTGCACTAACTCCTAATGTAAAAGAATCAAAGCCGGAAAGCCCGTCATCATAAGTTAAATTTCCATAAAACCAATAGTCTGTATCTATACCGGAAATAGAGCTATTTAGACTAGATATACTATAGTAAGATGTATTTACTTCTTGGTTATTACTATCATACAATCTACCTGAAATACTACCATTTAAAGTTAAATCTTTAACAGTATAATTAGATATACTGGTAGGCTTTACAAAGAATGGTATAGGAGCCTTTTTAAACTGCACCGGGCTAATATCAAAAATTTGTGCTTCGTCGTCTCCTTCCTCTGTTAACCCATTATCATTAATAGTTAAAGATCTTAAATTTGTAGACAGAGAAGTAGTGCCAACGTTAGCTGTTAGAGATATAGATAAATTATTATTATAATCGTTAAGCGAATAATCTAGGCTACTATTTTTACTAAAGATTTTATTTCTATCTTTAAATAAATTAATAATTATTCTCTCACTAGTAAGTTGATCCGATAAAAAATAATATGATTCTCTACCCGATGTACCTACGAATACACTATCAATATCTGTACTTTTAGCATCTACTATTTCGTTGCCAGACAACTTTACATATATATTTGTACCACTTACACTTATAAACGGTATTTCATTATATTCATTTGCTGATAAATTCTCAATATATGACTTTTCGTAAAAGGAGTAATATTTTTGAAGATGATTAAACTTATACGGTGTAAGATCAAAGTAGTTGGGTATAGTTAATCCGGATACAGTATAGAATATATTATTACTTTCCTGGTAAAACGGAGCCTTGTTAGTTATAGTAATTGGTTTTGAAAATTCACCTGCTGAAAGCGGTAAAATATTATCTTCTATTTCTACAGAAAATGTATTTTCTAAATAATCATAAATATTTATATCTACCGAATAAGAGGCTAATAAAGTATTATTTTCACAATCATTTATTATCATTCTTACTTTATACTCCCCGGGTAGAGTGTAAGTGTGTGATGCTGTTAACCCTGTTCCTGTAGTACCATCACCAAAATCGAATAGCGCTTCTAATTTATTTATATCTGAATAAAAGCTAGTTGAAGGTAAGTCTGCCTTAAAGGTTAAGGGAGTAATATCTAAATTATAAGAAGAAAGAACACTTTCATTTTTATAATCATGTACATCAAATAGTGCATACGTTGTATTTATTTTACTCATCTATTACTACGATTTTACTAGATAAAGAATTAGGGTTAATAAAATAAGGAAACTTAAAATATGGTAAGGTTGTATTTTGATTTATCAACTCTATATCAGCACTAGGATAAAGCGGATTATATGAAATTAAGGAAATACCTTTAAAGGAAATACTTTCATTATTATTTCTTGTCTCTATTCTTTTTATACCTTCTATACTTAAAATAGTTGATGTTAAAGTATTCAATGACAACTCTTGTCCCAGCATATTTGATACTGGATTAAAGAAATTTAATATAGCAGCGCTTACCTGAGACTTAAGCCTCTCACTGTTTATTTTATTTCTTGACTCCCTTACAACTACTAAAGTTGTATCTTGGCTAATTTCTGGAACTAGGTCACTTTGATTAGAAATACCTAAATCAAATGCCATATATATTGGATCTCTAGGAACTACTTCCTGTGAGAGACTCTTCTTTTCATTAGCAGAATCAATAATAAGATTTTTAAGAGAATTACTTAAAAATTCAGGATAATCTCCATCAGTAGATACTGTAAATCTTGGAACAGTAAATATATTAACGTTATTAAAATCACAACTATCTGCAAAATTAATTTGATTTATTAGAACTCTATTTGACTTATCCGGATCTACGCATATATTGTAAAAATATTGAATATATTCATTAATAAACGACTGGTTATTTACTACTCGAGAATCAATAATTATATTATTGAAACTTTTTTCCATAAAGGATTCATAGTCTTGAGTAGAGACCAGTCTTAATTGAGAGTTAAACACACTAGGCGCGTTTTTTCTTATTTGTTCAACTGTCTCTTCATCTACTACTGGTGAAGAATTATTAGGATTGCTAAACGTTAGCAGCGAACTATTAGCTGCGGTTACAAAAGTGGTAGAATCTTTATTAGTATAGGTATCATTGAAAATTTTCCTTTGACGTGAACTATCATAAACGAATAACTTATCACCGTTAATAGCGTTCTTGCTTATAATACCGCGCTGATTGTCAGATAAAATATAATTTACAGATACAATGCTACCTTGTGTTAACATTTTACCTGAGATACCGTCACCAAACTTAATAACGAAGTGTCCGCTTTCATTAAGTCTCTTTTCAAAAACTCTTTCATTTTTATCTGCAATATAAAGACTATCAACCTCAGTATACTCGTAATATAACCCCGAATCAACCTCCTTAACGTAAACACTAATAGTGTTATCTGCTATAAATCTACTATCATTACTATCTAGTATATTATCTACAACAATATTTAAAGTTTCAAACTCACTTCCTTGAGCAGTGTAGTCTGGATATTCCCCAACAGTACCTTGATATAAAATAACGTTTTTGTTTAATACCTCTAAACTTTGCTCTTTAGCCTCTGATATAGTAAAGCTATAATCTTTGTTAGTAGTATATTGTACGTTGTCAACTAGAAAGTATGAATATTTTTTAATCGTATAATTACCAGTCGCTAAGCTTGCCGCGGCTGTAGCGTTAATGGAAGCTAAAGAAGTTTGTTTACCTGATGGTTTATAGCCAATAGTTTTAACTATTTTATTCATATTCTCATACAATGATGCTTGATCAAAAGAGACCTCTGTAGCAGTATTGTTGAGATAGAATAGTAAAACGTGATAGGAATACGCTACTATATCTATAATAGCAGCTAAATTACTACCTTCAAAATTTTGATCTGTAAACTTTTCATTCTCATTTAAGCGCTTTACAATAAAATCTTTTAAGCTTACTGCATCAAAAGCCGCGTATGCGTCTTGAGGTAAATTAAAATCCAGAAAATCGTTATTTTTATCAGCCATAATTTTTTAAATGAAGTTATATCCATTACTATTTAATACTGATCTAAGTGAAAGACCATATACATTAAGTGAAGGGACGTTTATTTGTAATTGAATGTTATATTGTTGTTCATCTTCTAGGGCTTCAACATCAACCCGCTCTAACTCTATTCTAGGTTCAAAGTTAGGTAAATTTTCCTCTATATCAGCTCTTATTTCTTGCGTAGTAAAAACATCAACCGGTTCAAATAGAAATCTTCTTAGGTCAATACCAAACTCCGGATTAAGTATCTTTTCTCCAGGTGAGGTTAGAAGGGCGTTAGCGATACTATTTTTTATAGATTCTATATCATATAACCCAGCTACGTCTTTTAATTCTTCTTTCCTATTAAGTTGAGCGTTATAGGAGTAAGAGTTCTTTAAATCTAAAAATAGATCTTTATAAAGATAGTTTTGCTTAATAGCATTATCATCAGCCTTACTTACTGATACAGTATCTATCTTTATTAGAGCCATGTATATATTTAATGGCTACTTCTTTTTCCACTGCTGCCTCTTAGGACCTCTTTTCTTATATTTTTTACCTTTTATTTTCTTACATGCAGCGTGTGTTGGCCTACATGCAGGATATGAGGAACCTTTCTTACCAGCTTTCTTTCTACCACAAGGACCACCCGTTTTGCAGTTAACCCAACCCTTAAATTTTTTACCGGTCTTCTTATCTGTACGTGTTTTAAACCAGTCTCTTAAATTTTCTAATAGCTGTTTTTGGGTCATTTTATATTACCTCCACGGTTAACGCATTTCTGAACATAACCAGATGCATAAGCTGACGGCCATACGTCATACTTACGCTTTGCTTTAGCTTGACACTTTGCACGAGTCTTTGAAACTTTCTTTTCTGCATCTTCCTCTCCCTCAGACTTCTTCTTCTTACCGCCCTTCATATTAGCACACCAGTGATACATCTTACCCTTTTCACCTCCATACTTCTTAGCTCTCTTACGAAGCTCTGTTACTGACCCTTTACAGCTAGCTCCAGCACGCTTAACTCTTCCAGGACTGCTTTCTGCATCTTCCTCATCAGAGTGCTTTGTCTTATTAAGCTTATCACCAGCCTTTTTAGCTGCTTTATACGCTTTACTACCCTTACGAGCACTCTTACCACCACGCTTTTTCTTAGCGTTGATATTTGCCCATAGACCTTCTGTAAAAAATTCTTTAAATGATTTCATTATACGTTATCTACTAAAATGATTTCGAATGTAGCTGTACATGTTGTAGCTTGCGCGGCAACAAGATCTATTTTAATATCTGTCTTCTCTGTAAACTTAAGAGGTACATTATACTTATAGTCAATAACAGCACCACCAGCTGAGCCTAAGACTCCTTTGATGTTGAATGTACCGTTCTCAGGTCTAGCAAACAATCTAAACTGCATAGCTGAGTTAGTAGCAGCTTTATCAGAACTGTAATTAACATGTGTAAGGTAAGCAGTCTTACCAGCAGGTACTGTGTAAACTGCCATCAACGTTTGACCTTGATCTTCAATAATTTTAGCTGCTATACTACCACCTTGGTTAATTGTAACATCACTATCATTGTTTGTATCAACCATAATAGCTCTGAATATACGAGAAAATGTAGTTGATCCTGTGCCACCAATTGCTACAACTTCTGTAGCTGGTTCGAAATTACTATCTAAGCCTTGAACTTCAACATCAGCACCAGCATTAGAAGCTGATGTAATTGTAATAACACCTGCAGCAGGATATGGATAAACTGTTGATCCAGAATTGCCATCCCAAATTGTGCCATCTGTTACATCACCGTCAGTAGCACCAAACTTGTTAATCGAGCTATAACCAGTAACTTCACCAGCAGCAATAGGTAAATTACCACTACCAGTTCCAGCATCAATATCTTTAGTTAATAGAGCGTAGTGTGGATATTCAGCTGTTCTTGTTCCACCAAAGCCGTCACGAGTTGATGAAACAGATGGAAAGCGAGTATCATCTGTAATTTCTACATACGCACCGTAAGCTACGGATTGGTATGGTGCTCTGACGTTTGGATCAATAGCCATAACTTACCACTTCTTACAGCTCCAATAACCAGCAGAGAACTTATCCTTTTTCTGATCACACTTATGACGTGCACGGAATGACTTACGACGTTTAGGATTACTCTTCTTAATTTTCATGTTTGGATCACCAAAACGAACAATCTTCTCTTTACCATCTTTACAAGCTTTAACAACAAACTTCTTAGAGCCACCAGATGTTCTACGAGGTGAGTTACACTTCATACGATCTTTATCGATCTTACCTTCAGCATCTTCTTCATAATCATCCTCATCGTAATTACCCTCACCATCACAATCTTCAATCATGTATAAAAGTTTCCTACCTCTCTCATCATCGAGATCAACATTAACTTTTAAGTAATTCATTACATCATCACCACGACCAATAGACATTTCATACTCACCCTCTTTGTAATTTGCTTTTACAAACTCTTGAACTGGATGAACATTTTCAAGATCATAACCAAAGAAGAACTCTCTATCTTCAGCATCTTCTTCCTTATCCTTTCTTGAATCCGGACCTAACCCTCTACCATCTCTCCCTATCTGCTCACCTTGCTCTTGTTGAGCGAGTAAAGCCAAACCAGTAAGGCCTTTCTTCTTTTTCTTACCCTTTTTACATTCTTCATTATCCTCTCTAGGCCCGTAGTTTTTCCTATCAGTTGGATCGGAAGCATACTTTGGACCCCCTCTTCCATCTGAAGCTGGATTACCCTTTCTTAGTTTACCTTTCTCAGTATAGTAATAACCATCAGGCGCTTCTTTAGTCTCATTTAAGGACTGTAGGATACCCTCAACTAAATTGTTAAATTCCATATTATTATTTATTATATTGCATAAATAATTGTATGGCTAAAGTAAAGAAGTTTGTTAATCTTTT